TCAAAGCCGTAGCCTTTGACACCTTCGAGGTTAAACGACGTAGTGCTAGGAAGGATGTCGATAGTGACGCCAGTACTACTAGTCAAGCTTTCGAGGTTTTGGTCACCGCTTCTTCTGAGGATGAGGACGAACGTAAACCTGCCTGTGTTACGCAGACTCCTGTGTCTCCTTCGTCCGAGAAGCGACCTGCTAGCTATAGTGAAGCCGTTTCCTCTTCATTAGCTGAGCCCCTTGTGCCCCCTCTCGATGTTGATCCCTTCAGTGCGTGTTATGCGTGGTACCCAGAGAAGGCGCTTAAACAACACCTTGATATAGCTTTCCACCGCTATCCGCATCGCACTTTTCAACTTGGTGGGCGTGCTTTGCCTGTCAGTGATTTGTACATTTACGTACTCACTGAGACGCCCAAGAAAATCTTAACGTATTTGCGTGAGGTTGCTGATAACCCGCGCGGAGGCGCAGATATGCTCCTGTCGCTGTACGAGCTTTTCTACTGTTTTAGGCTCCCACCGCCCATTGAGTCTAGGTATGAACGAGGCACTGCCGTGCGCTTTGTTCTATCTAAATTCATGTTGCGGTATTATCGCTATCTGTACGAGCTCAATCCGAGCGTCCATACGCAAGCGTTGGCGCAAGCGCTTTACAACTGCTCGGAGTCTTATCCGTTTGACTTTTACCATTATGTTATTAAGTGCACTGGGCCTTCCGCTTATAAACTCAAGTATTGCAGTTGGGATCGTCTCTATCATGAGTTTACAATGGTTGTTCACGACGTTGGTGAACCCGACGCCAAGGGCACGCAAACACCCTACACGGGACATTGTTTGCCCACAAGCGAGGATGAGCGGGACGAGGCTTGTCTTGACAGACCTTGTATGCTTGATGAGTGGGACGCGCAATTGCGCCTAGCCAACGAGCAATGTGTTGTCATGGGCCCCGATGGCGAGAAGCTTCTTCACCCACCTTGTTCCTCTATGAAACTTAGTGATGCGCGCGTTAAGGCCGTCGACATCGTTTCTAATTTCGAAAAGGATTTCGCGCTGCATTACAACGAACCCATGTCGCCCGCAGGTATGTATGAGCAACTTGTTTTCCGCGCTGCAAATCGGCAATGTCATCTTTTGACAATATTGAAGTGTGTTGGCGCCTTGAGTGGTGTTCTTGCTGCTGTTGGTATTGGTTATGCTATAGTTGGTTGGCGTAACGAACGCAATAAGATAGTGCACCAGACTGAGTTCTTTCCTGAGGCTCTTTATTCCCACAACAAGATGATTCGCATTAATCATGGTGGTTCAGCGCACAAGAATGCTCGCGCAACCAAGATGAGTCGTGGTATGGGCATGTCAGGTGAGATAGACAATCGAGGACCAGTCAGCGAGATAATCACCTCTCATGCACTATCCTTCAAACGCGTTGGTGGTTCCCTGCATGGTTTGCAGATAATGGGTAACGTTGCGATGTTGAACGCACATTTCTTTCTTGACCAAGGCGATTGGCTCCCAGAAGATTTTGAATTCGTCGTGACCATTAAAGGCAAAGATCACGCGCAAAAGTTTAAACTTGACAACTTGCGTGTAGAGGGTGACGTTGCTTATTACCTCCTCAAAAACGTTGTTTATGTTAAGAGCATTCTCAACTATTTCGTAGATAGAGAGTACGCCGCTTTCAATTATCGCGGACCTGCGAAACTCCATCACCCAGACCATGTGTTGGAAGTTAATGTGACACAAGCTGATCACGCAGTTGATTATCAATTGCAAGGCAGGGCTTTTGTGGTTAAGCAAGCGTTGCTCTATGAGGGAGTGACACAACCTGGAGATTGTGGTGTTCCAATAGTCGTGGCCAATCGCATTGTTGGCATTCATGCTTTCAAGAGTGTCCGTGTTGGTGGGCATGCCGGGGGGATTTACCTTAGCAACAGCATCATATCCGAACATATCAAAGCTTTTGAAGGCGTTTACACCCCACAAGGTGATTGTGCTTTTAAATACGCCGAAGATAGTATTGTGCGCGATTTTGCCAGCCCGCAAGCTGACTTCGCGAAACCTGAGTGCCCTAGCACTGGCCGCGATGTCCATTATGGTGGTGGGGCCAATCACAAGAAGTCCGTTTCGAAGATAATCCCTAGCCTGATCTTCAACACGGAGGTTTGTAGAGAAGCGCGGGAGAGTTATCAACCCGCCATTCTTGGGGCTCACGATCCGCGTGCTGATGGCGCTACCGTTCAGAGCATGTGCTATCGCTCGCCGCTCGCAGCAGCTAGTGCGTGCATAACGTACGACATGAGCGTCATGGAGAAGGTTTGCGCCCAGCGCACTGACTTTCTCATAACGACCATTTCGCCTGTTTGTGGAGTCGGTTTGCTCACCGACCATCAAATATGGAATGGGGACCCAGGTATTCCTCATCTTAATCCGATGGACATGAGTCGTTCTGCTGGATTTCCCTGGAACAAGGAGAGCCCCGGACCCAAAAGCCGTTTCTTTACGCGGAATGAAGATGGCTTTCATGTTTGTACCAGCAATGATCTTAAAATTTCACTAGCCGAAGTCAATGCGGCCGTTGAGGAGGGTCTTGTTCCTGATTTCATATTTGACATTAGTTTGAAGGATGAGGTGCTTCCCAATTCCAAAATCGTTGACAAGAAGACGCGCTCGTTTTGGATTGCACCGATTGAGGCACTTTACCTTAATAAGAAATATTTTGGACATTTCGTTGCTGCTTACATGAGTGGTTGTGGTCGCACCGGTAGTGCTGTGGGTATCAATCCCTATAGTCCAGCCTGGGATGCCATGTTTAAGAAGCTTATTGCTTGCTCCCCTGTTGGTTTTGATGGAGATTACAAGGCGTACGAAACCATTCTTGTCGATGGTGTTGCCGAACTTTTGGCGCGCCTGATTAATGCTTGGTATCAGCGGTATCAGGTTGGTGGGGATGTGGATAAGGACAATTTTATCCGCTTGAACCTCATCAGGTCTGCTTTACATTCCGATTTCCGCATTGCTCCTTTCTTTTTTAGAAAGTCTGGTATGATGCCCTCAGGTTGGTTTTTGACCACCATTTTCAACACTGAATTTGGTCTGTGGTTGTTACAATATTCTTTCCGTATCTTGGCCCAAGAGCAAAGGATTCCTGAGAATGATCATGTCGCGCTTTTTAAAGCGAAGGTCGCTATAGCGGATTTTGGTGATGACAATATAACTGCTTCAGCCTTGCCTTGGTTCAATCAGGCAGCGCACGCCAGGATTATGGCCACCTGTGGGGTTATTTTTACACCCTCACAGAAAGATGCCACTCCCGCTGTCGTCAATGTGCCTATGGAATGCTTGGGTTTCTTGGGTAATGACACTGTGCGCGCGACTTATCCTTTTGCTCCCGACCTCGAATTTTGGGCTGTTGGAGGTACGCGTAGTCTTTACAAACCCATCACTTTCGTGCGACAGAGCCATGATGATTTGCTCATGCTCATCATGAACGTTCATGGGGCACAACGCCGCATTTTTGGTGCTGGTCCTGCGCGTTTCAATGAGTTCACCACCGCCGTGCGAGATGCGTGTAACGAGGTCAGTATTACACCTACTTTGCTTTCCTATGATGAAATTCGCGATGATTTTATTAATGGTGTCTATCAAGACGATTATGATGATTGCGAGTTTGCGGATCGCGATTACGAACGCGCTCGTGGTACTTTCTATGGTGCGCAAAGATCTAAATGCGAATATGAACCGCAGATGGATGTTGTTGAGTTTAAAACCTCCGACAAATTGGGCGTGCAGACAAAATCCGCCATTCCCGACGATGTCTACCAACCCGTCGCTAGTGTGCTCACACTTTGCAAACGACCTTATTTGATCCAGAACATCGTTGGCAATCGTACTTTGGTCTCTTTCCTGAAACCGAGTGCCAAGACGACCGGTTATTTACAGTGGCTCTCTCCTCTTTATCGTGTTTATCGAGGTGGTTTGATTTTCGCACACCGTGACGGCACCCCCCTGACGACTACTTGTCTACAAGAGAATATTGGAGACATTACTTTTTCTGGTGCCTTCGCAAATGAGACTTTGGATACAGCCATTAGTGGCAGCGGGTATGCACCCAAGAATATGACCACTGGGACTTTGCTTTCTACTCAAGTTATGTTTCCGTGGGTTAGCGAGTATGATTTCAATATTGTCCCACAAATTGGTGTTGTGGAGACCCGATTTCATAACAGCGGCTACATTTCTTGTGCGAACAATGATCCTGGTTACACAACTTGCAGAGTGGCTCATGGTTTCGGATTTTGGAACCTTTATCGTGTGCCGCGGATTAAAGTTCTCGGGTCACATTTCCAGCATGAGCTTGATAACCCAATCTCACTCCCAACTAGTCTTCGTATGGAACAAGGTATTGGCTTCCCAGATCCTCGTATCTCTACTCAAGATTTCATTGCTTGGAATAACACCATTGCTTTTGAAACAGGAGCTGCGTTCCCTAGTGCGGGCGCCAATGTATTCTATCATGTCGCCGCTATGACTATTCAAACGTCGGCACTTTCAGACGGCCAATTGCGTGCCTTAGGTTTTCCAATAACTGATGGGCAGCCGCGCGTCTACCAGCCAGGCTCGGCTACCGTGACTGCTGAACTTGGGGCCTATGTCCGCGTCCCGTCAACCCCTGTTTGTTTTTATGGGGGGCAAGTCGGACCTTCCTTGCATAGCTCGAAATGCACCCCAGGATCTGAATCTTTCCTTTACGTTAACAGTTCTGGTTTTGAAACACTCATCGCTGCTGTTTGGAGTTTCGACGTTTCCAGCTGGTTGTCACCGGCTTTTAAGAGTTTTATAATCGACTACCCTACAGCATTTGTAGCCGCTATCGATTATACGCTTAATATTCCCTTACAGACTAACGCTTCGAATCCGATATCAGCCGGTGGGTACGTTTTCCGCATCTTTTCAGATGAGGCCTTTGCTTACCTCGTGGACCCGGCTGATGAGGAGTTTGTAGCTCAAATGGACACGGGTGTTCATATTGTTGTTGAAGAAGAGAAAGTTGTAGATGAAACTGCACAAACGCGTAGTGGTACCGATGAGAATCAGATGACCTATGTCCAGGCTGTGGCTCGTCCGCAAGTTGTTACTCGATTTCAGTGGACCACCACAGATGCCGTGGGCACTGTTTTGTTGCAACTCAATTTACCATGGGACATTCTCGTCTCCGAAACAAACGCTGCGCCTTTCCGCAGGTTTCTTTACAGCAGTTGGGAGAGTATCGAAGTGACTGCAACGATCACTACGAACCCCTTTCAATGTGGTGTGCTTTTCATGTACGCTGTTCCTTTGACAGATCCCTCCGAGGTCGCCTCAACGCACTCCAATTCTCTTACTTCTCAGAGTATATTGCGCGAGCGTGTAGCCATCCCTGCGGGTCGTCCTGGAGCGTACACTATCACTATCCCGTGGTTGTACCCGAAACATATGCTTGATGCTGGTTTAATTGATATTGAACCCGTTTTCTCTATCTTGCAAATTGGTGTTTTCTCGGAATTGCGCACGGGGGTTGATGCTACTGTTTTGTCCGCAGATATAGTTGTTTCCGCACGCGTAATCGGGGGCAAATTCAGCGTACCCACGATAGCTCCCCCACCCACCGACTTCGTCACCAGTGCCAGGGAACGGATGCGAGCCAGACGTGGCGTTTTCCATGCCGTCTCTGACCTTAATCATTATCAACCGCAAGGGTTGTTTGATTTTCTCGGTCCTGCTGTCAAGGGCTTGGCATCCAAGGCCGTCGATTTTGGTGCTTCGCAGCTTGGCACTTTTGTTAAGGGTCTTATATTGGATTTTCCCAATAATGGTATGATCGTTGATCATTCCAGTGTCACCTTTGACCAACGGAATGCCAATATCGAGGGTTTGTCCAATGCGGAAGTTTTAGATGAACGTTTCGGGGAAACGTACGTCGGCCAGAACTTACCTGACCCCACTCTTGACTTGCAGTTTACGTCTATAGTGGCGCGTCCGTGTTACCTTGGTAGATTTTCTGTCTCTGTTGCTACTGAGATTGAATCTATTGTTTGGTCTACTGAATTGTCCCCCACCGCCTATCTGAGTGCCGCGCAACCTGGTCAGATAGTGCAACCTACTTTGCAAGCTTATATATCGCTTATGGCAACTTTCTGGCGCGCTGATATGGAATATCATTTCGTGCCTGTTATGTGTAACGCCCATTCCGTGAAGATTGCTTTTGCAAGTAACTATGCTAGATTCACACCACCCGCTCAGGTGGATGAATCCTTTGCGCAGTTCGCCACTTTCCATGATTTCACCGCTGATAATGGACAGTTTACGCTCACTGTGCCGTGGCGTGCGGCCACTAATATGCTTAGAGTATCTAAGGGTTTTAATTCCGACAGGAGTAATTACGCCTATGGCTCTATTTATGCGCGAGCTATGACTCCCTTGCAAGCGCCGGAGACTGTCTCCAATAACGCAGAAATTCTCATATTCGTATCTATGAGAAATGCGTCCTTCCGCAATTTCAACACGGGTTCAGTGGACTTTGTTGTAGTGTGATTTACGATTTTATGAAATCGTGCCATTTATGGCTGTGTCTTTGAATTTTCTTCTTTATGTATTTTATCTTTATATATGTGTGTGTGTTGTGTCCTTACAGCGTGTGCGTGC